CGTTGCACCGCCTGAAGGCGTTTCTGATTCTGTTTGGCAGGAATTCAAATCTTTGAGGAAAGCCAAGAAAGCCCCGATAACCCAAAGAGCCATAGACAAGATTTCTGAGGAAGCCAACTTAGCAGGTTGGACATTAGAAAAAGCCTTGGAGGAATGTATCGTGCGTGGTTGGCAAGCATTCAAAGCAGATTGGGTTGTCAAACCAAACCCCGCAGACATTGTCAGGATTACAGTACCAAGCAGAAATGAGCCTGATCCTGCGCTAGAGAAGATTAAGGCTGATGCCAAAACAACTCGCCCTCCAACAGCGGCAGAACTTGCGATTTTTAATTCAATCAGGAAAAAAGCATGAGCAATCCATACGAAATCAATGAGCCTACTTGCATTAGTTTTTCTGGTGGCAGAACCTCTGCTTATATGCTTTACAAAGTTCTAGAGGCTCACGACATGAGCCTGCCAAGTGATGCTATTGTTTGCTTTGCTAACACAGGCAAAGAAGATGAGGCAACTTTAAAGTTTGTCCACGATATTGAAACCAAATGGAATGTTCCTATCCATTGGATTGAGTACCGCAACGATGAGATCGGTTTCGCCAAAGTAGATTATGAAACTGCCAGTAGAGATGGTGAGCCTTTTGAGGAACTTATCCAGAAAGTTCAATTTTTACCAAACTCAGCCATGAGAATATGCACAACCCATTTAAAAATTAGGCCGTTTCGTAAATATTTAGATTCAATTGGAATTAACAGGCCAAATCAATTTGTCGGCATTAGAGCAGATGAAATGAGAAGGGTTGTTAAGATTCGTGCGAATCCAGAGGCTGAGGGCATGGAAAGATCATTACCACTGGCAACAGATGGGGTTACTGTTGAAGATGTTAATAACTTTTGGAATAAACAAGAATTTAACCTTGAGTTAACTACCTTTAATGGCAAAACTTTGGCTGGAAATTGTGATCTTTGTTATTTAAAGCCAGCAGCACAAATTCTTAGTCTGATTCAAGAAAAGCCAGAACGAGCAGTCTGGTGGGCAAAAATGGAGGCTTTAACATTGGAAAAAACTGTTAAAGGTAAAAACCAATTTTCCAAAGATAGACCAAGCTATGCCCAAATGTTGAAATTTAGCAAAGAACAAAAAGATATGTTTGACCCAAATGAAGAAGCTATTTCTTGCTTTTGTGGAGATTAAATGAACTATTTTGAAGCCATGAGACTGCTAGACAGAGTAAAAGAGGGTGTTCCGATCCCTTTACGCCTCATTACTGAAGCGTTAATCCTAACTGGTGACTTAGATGAGTAGGGTATCTACCAATGGTATACAGCAGAAAAAACATATCCAATGAAGGAGACAGAGTGATTCTGGAGCAAGCAGAAGCCAGAGAACTCTTCCGCACCTGGGAGACAAAAAAAGATAGAGATTTTGTTCGTGCCAGACTTGAGAGAGCCGAAAGAATTTATGGTACGGGCGCTAGAGACAGGATTAGGGAATATATGAACAGAATTAAAGATGGAACACTGTTATGAGCTTTATGGTGACTTTCAAAGTAGACGCTAACCCTGTTGGCAAACAAAGGGCTAGATACGTCAAAAGGGGAAACTTTGTGCAAACTTACACCCCTGAGAAGACAAGAACCTATGAGGCTTTAATCAAAGATGCTGCAATCGAGGCAATGGGTGCTTCCGAACCATTGGAAACCCCTGTTAGCCTTTATCTTTACATTCGAGTGCCAATCCCTAAGTCATGCACCAAAAAGCGGTTAGAAGCCATTGATAACGGGTCAGAGAAGCCAACAAAGAAACCTGACGCAAGTAATATCCTAAAGAGCGTAGAAGATGGCATGAATGGAGTTGTCTACCATGACGATTCGCAGATCATAAACATCCACGTTACGAAGGTTTATTCGAGTCTGCCAGGTGTTGATATTTGCGTTAAGGAGTGTTTGGAATGAGCAACCCATTTAAGATTATTGAGCCAACTTGTATCAGCTTCTCGGGAGGCAGAACATCGGCATTCATGCTTTACAAGGTTCTAGAGGCTCACCAGATGAGCCTACCGCCCGAAGCAATTGTCTGTTTTGCTAATACAGGCAAGGAGGATGCCGCTACCCTAAAGTTTGTCCATGATTGCGAAACCCATTGGGGAGTGCCAATAACTTGGATTGAATACGATGGGGTAGACGAGGTCAAAGATCGATGGAAGATCGTTAACTACCAAACCGCAAGCAGAGAAGGGGAGCCTTTTGAGGCAATGGTTGAGCGTAAAAAGTATCTGCCAAACACATTTGCCAGGTTCTGTACTCAAGAACTCAAGATATTGCCTATCGACAAGTACATGAAAAGCCTGGGACATGAGGATTATGTAACTTTTGTCGGCATCAGAGCAGATGAGCAAAGGCGTGTTGCCAAGATGAAAAACAACAAAGACATCAAAGAAACACCACTTGCAACAGCAGGGATTGGCGTTAACGATGTCCTAGACTTTTGGTCTAAGCAGCCATTTGACCTTGATACTGTAACTGTTAATGGGAACTCATTGTTGAGCAATTGTGATCTTTGCTTCCTGAAAAAGGCAGATCATTTGATGGGGCTGATTATCGACAAACCCGAAAGAGCAATTTGGTGGGCAAACATGGAGAAAAAGGTTGGTGCTAGGTTTAACCAGGCACACCCAAGTTATGTTGACATGATGCACTTCAATGCCAAACAACATGGCTTGTTTGACCCCGATGAGGAATCAATAGCGTGTTTTTGCGGAGATTAGGGTAAATCCCTATGGTATTACGCAAGCAAATAGGTAAGATTTAATTTTTAACAGGAGTAACGACATGGAAAACAAGTACGAATTTGACACCACAGCAGGTGCTGGCAGCGAAGTGGTAACGATTGTCTATCGGTATGAACACGATGGAGAAACCAGTTATAACGAGAATATTGAGGAGATTTGGTTTGAAGGTCGCAACGTCATAGGGCTGTTCTCTGATGAGCAATTCAAAGAATTAGAGATGGAGGCGGCAATGCGTTTTCAGCACCACAAGCAAACCAAGGGTCAGGAAGAGGATTATCAGCCATAAATAGGAGTTAATAATGCCAGCATATTATTTTAGAGTAATTCACGAAGGCAAACCAAATGGTTGGATTGGTTTTGCTTGTGTAGAAAATAAAGACCAGTTGTATTTTGCGATAGATGAATACTGCGATCCTTATTCAGTTGAGATTAAAAACGCATCAACGGGCAGTTACATAAGGTTAATTGATACAGAAGTAAGAGATGCGCCAAGTGAATTCAGTGAATATGAGGAAGATATTGATTCAGATGGATGGCGAGACCCAAACTGGAAACCTTTTGAGCATTATTATCGGAGATAACATGAACGAACCCACTAAGGCCATCCAGTTCTTAATCGATACTGCGCCACTATATGCAAAAAGCAAGGCAGATCGGATGTACCTGGAAGAATTCAGAAAATCCCGCAAAGCCCAACTTATGAGTCAAGCGGGAACAGAGGTTTTAGGTAAACAAGAGGTTTACGCCTATGCCCATGAAGATTATGTCGGGATATTAGAGGGCATTAGACAGGCGGTAGAAAAGGAGGAAAAATATCGATGGCTAATGACCGCAGCACAAGCCCGAATTGAGGTCTGGAGAACTGAACAATACTCAGCCCGCATGGAAATGAAGGCCACCACTTGAACAATAAACTGAACGCAAAAGAGAGGCTACATCTTGCAAGGGTTAAAAACCTCCCATGTTCAGTTTGCCAGGCATCACCACCAACAGAAGCCCATCACTACAAACAGGGCTTGCAATATACCTGCATTGCCCTTTGCGTTGATTGCCACAGAAATCCAGTTTTAGGTTGGCATGGACAAAAGAGGGCCTGGGCAATCAATAAAATGGATGAAATAGACGCACTCAACGAGACCATTCGCAGATTGTGCGAGGAAATGCCCACCAAAGGCCATAAAAGCCCTTTCTAGGCGTTTTTAAGGGCTTGTCAATACCAACTATGCCAGACAAGAAAAAACCCTCCAAAGAGGGCTGATTGTTTAGCGTTTTGTAAGTATTCGTAGAATTAGAGCCAGGCAAGCATAGATCATAAAACCCTTTAAATTTGTTTTAACTTAATAACCCGAGCCATTTTTTGGCCATGAGCAGGGTAAGCAATCAACTGTACTTCTTTAGACCAACAAGCCCTGCATCCATTACAATTACCCCCATGTTTGTAAGCTTCGCACAATTGAACCCCAGCCCTTGCTTGAAATGTGGCAGCATCTGGGCCAATAACCGATCCATGCAAGCCCTCGATATATTCCCCTTGAATAGAATCGCTGGAAAATCTAACCTTAACATTGGGTAAAAATTCCATTTGAGCGAAAACATGGGAAAACTTTGGGAATTTGTGCATTCTGGTGGGTAGCCAATGATTAACCCAAGGGGTTTGAATCATTACTTCAAGAATTTTCTCAGCCAAACCCAGCGTATAAACATCACCAGAATCAAACCAACGAAAATATCGGTCGGAATCTAATTCTTCAACCATGTCGGAAACCCAATCCAAACGCTGCCAATCTTCCCTGTTGGATAGCCTGGGCGCTTTGACATTCGGGTAATTGTAATTTCCTGTAGTGGCATAGCAGCCCTTGCAAGCATCCACCAGCTCACCTGGTGCAGCCCAAGAGCCAGGACAAGTGTCAAGGGCTTGCAAAGACCATGAACGAGCATTTAATTTTGAGGTCTGAGAAATTTTGATCATTATTTACGCCTATTGAGTTTAAAAGATTAGCCTTGAATAGAAAGAGCCGCATCAAGTTCATGCTTAAGACGAACAAGGTTTTTGATTGGGTTTGACATAGAAAAATTGTTATTTCCTAGGTTTTTCCAAATGACAAGACCACCACCAAAGGTTGGAACTTGGACGTGGACAAGGTCGGAAAATGTGATTTCTCCATCACAAGAAGAATTTCCTTCCTCCCAAGTGATGGGTTCAAGGCCAATGGTTTTCAATTGAAGGACAAGTTTTTTTGTATGCATGGTTTTCCCCTTATTTGACTAAAACGTCAAAGTAAGCAAGCATTAAACAAAGCGCTGTACAGAGAAAAATCAAGGTACAGAGGGTGTTAAAGATAAAAGTTTTCATAAATTTCCTAAAAGTTTGATGGTCTGATATCGGTTTAGAAGTTGAGGAACTCTTCGTAAATTGCAGGATATTCTTCTTTTATATACTTTGTTGCTTCTTCTATTGCTTCTTCAATATTTGGGCTTAGATCGAGCAAATAAGAACCATGGACGTTTAAATGGATGCTGCCATCTGTGAGAAGTTCAACAGAAACAATGCCGTCTCCATCGCAAGAGTAAGACCCAATAAGGTCTCTATCTTGCAAATTAAAACCTCCCGCATAAAAATCCCAGCCATCAAATTCTTCGATCTCAAAAACATTTTCGGTGGGTTCTTCGCATAGTCTTTTGTGGATAGAGGGATGCAAGTTTCCGTAATATTGACCCCTGTAAGTTTTCTCTACCTTGTCGCCTGTGATGAGGTTGGTATAGAGTTCTCTAATGTCGGAAACATAGAGTTTTTGTTTGACCCAAGTGATTGTTTTCATATTGACACCTATTAACTAACTGTATAACGAGGAAATGATTCTAGTTTCTTGGTGCTAGTAGATTTTCCATCAATTAGGAATTTCCAAGTAGCAAGGACTTCATCATTAGAAGATTCAAGTTCACCCGTAAAAAAACCGCCCTCAAGGACGTTATAGTGAATAACCTCAAAAGTTCCACGATAGCCCGTAAAATTGTCTAGTAACTCATGATTAGAGTCAAAGTCAACCAACCAAGGACAAGGAATAGGAATGCGCTTGCCGCCTTTCCAAACCCATTCTGTTGTCATGTCACAAGTAAAACGTCTAATGATTCCTTGTGGATTTTGAACTTCAAGTTCTAGTTTTGTAAATTCTTGCATATTGACACCTATTGAGAGTTGATAAAAGAGAGGAAAATTTGACCCTCTCATATATATAGCATGGAAGAATCGTGCCATCAGCCGTAACTTGTTGATTCTATTGATAGCTCCAAAACCCTATAAGTACTTACGCTTAGAATTAAAGTATGCAATAATTAAATAAATCTATTTTCAGGAAAAAAATGGGAAGACCTTCAAACCCCCAAACCCGATACTTTCAAAGAACTTTATCAGACCCTCAAAGAATGATCTTGTTGGCTGCTGGCAAGGGTAACCTATGCAGGGGTTTTGAAAACGTCTTAGACCTATACAGCCATGCCCACAATGAGGGTTTTAGACCTGGAATGAGCCTGCATATTTTAAATATAGGTCGCACAACAACAAACAGCCCCAACTTAGATGAATCACTAAGGGATAAGGCAAGAGAAACGGTAAGGGAAGAGTAAACAAGAATAGTTCTCATTAAGATTCAAGTAACCCTAAAAAGGTGCATCACTCTTTCCCACTTGCATGAAACGTAAATGAGAATCATTCGCATCTAGCTGCCTGGTTATTTGTACAGTAGGGAAAACCCTGATCTGTATGCCTGGACAGTACTGTATAAAAAGACATGAGGGTAAACCCTAGGTGGTGAGATGTATGGGGGGGAGGGGGTAGGTTGGGTGTGTAGATATTTGTGTAGCCCCCTACCCTCAGAAAAAGCTAAATGAAAGGTAATATGGAAACAAGTCTCAAACGAGGAAGAGGAAGACCAAAGGGAAGCGTCAAGATGACCATACAGAGGTTTGCTGACAATCCGCCCCTAGTACTACCTAAGACGGATCATCAACGGCTGAAGGAGCTTAAAGAGCTAATGATTAGGTCTGGTGGTAAGGATGTGGCTCAAAAGGTTATTGAGATAGCCCTTAATGATGAGCATCCCCATCAATTGGTAGCACTTAAGATGTGTCTTGATAGGACTCTTCCTGTTTCTTTGTTTGAAAAGGACAAGAGCCAGAGAAGTGCCGTAACTATCAATATCACCGGATTGGGACAAGAACCGACCATTATTGATGAGCAAGCAGAAGATGTAGAGGCTAAATATGGCTGATCTGAACTTCTCTCTACTTCCCTGGCAACAAGAGGTATTTAAGGATACGACTAGGTTCAAGGTTGTGGCTGCTGGGCGTAGGTGCGGTAAGTCTCGAATGGCGGCAGTTACCCTACTGATAGAAGGACTCAAGTGTCCACAAGGCTCTGCGGTTCTCTACGTTAGTCCCACTATGGGACAGTCAAGACAGATTATTTGGGACTTGTTGTTAGACCTTGGAAGAGAGGTTATTCAGAGCAGTCATGTAAATAACCTAGACATTACCCTGATAAACGGGGCTAGGATATACGTTCGTGGTGCGGATAGACCTGATACCCTTCGTGGCGTTAGCTTGACCTATGCCGTTCTTGATGAGGTTGCTGACATTAAACCCGAGGCATGGGAACAGGTCATTCGAGCCAGTTTGTCTGATAAACGGGGGAGAGCACTCTTTATCGGCACTCCAAAGGGAAGAAATTGGTTCTACGATACCTTTAAGTTGGGCGAGTCAGAGGATGATCCGGATTGGAAGTCGTGGCACTTCACCACTGCTGACAACCCCTTGATTGACCAAGCAGAGATAGATTCCGCTAAAAAGACCCTAAGTTCTTTCGCTTTTAAGCAAGAGTTTATGGCTTCCTTTACCAATGCGGGTTCTGACATCTTCAAGGAAGAGTGGATCAAATACGGGGTAAAGCCTGAACATGGAAGCTATTACATTGCTGTTGACCTGGCAGGGTTCGAGGAAGTTGCCAAACAAGCAGCTAATTCTAAGAAGCGTCTGGACGAGTCTGCTATCTCTATCGTTAAGGTTACAGACGATGGGAAGTGGTTTGTTGAGAAGATTGAACATGGACGTTGGGACATCCGAGAGACCGCCTCCAAGATACTGATTGCCATTCGGGACTACCGCCCTTTAAGTGTAGGGATAGAGAGGGGGGCGCTAAAGAACGCTGTTTTGCCATATCTTTCGGACTTGATGCGAAAGAACAACACCTATGCTCACATCATAGATTTGACCCACGGGAACAGAAAAAAAGCAGACAGAATCATCTGGGCTTTACAAGGTAGGTTCGAGCATGGCAGAATTGTGTTAAATTCGGAAGAAGATTGGGATGAGTTTGTAGACCAGTTAATCCTGTTCCCTGCTCAAGGAGTCCATGATGACTTGCCTGACTCCCTCAGTTACATTGACCAACTGGCTGTTACATCTTACATGGAAGAGGATGACAGCGAGGATTGGCAACCTGTAGATATTATTAGTGGGGTATAAGAATGGAATTCCAAGAACCTAGCGACTCAGACAAAGAGATAGTTAACTTTGTTGTCAACCATTGTGATAGATGGAGGGATTGGAGAGATGTCAATTGCCTTGATGATTGGCTAGAGTACGAGCGCATCTTCAATGGTGAGTGGGATGCCCAAGACAAAACCCGTGAATCTGAGCGTAGCCGTATCGTTACCCCCGCTACCCAACAAGCCGTAGAGACACGCCATGCCGAGATCATGGAAGCCATCTTTGGTCAGGGTGAGTTCTTTGACATTCAGGACGATATTCGTGATGTTAATGGTAGCCCCCTAGATGTTGCTGCTATCAAAGCACAACTGATGGAAGACTTCAAAGTCGACAAGATTCGCAAGTCTATTGACCAAATTGAGCTGTTGGCAGAAATCTATGGTACTGGTATCGGTGAGATTGTTGTCAAAACAGAGAAAGTCTTTGTCCCCGCTACTCAGGCAATACCAGGTCAAATGGGACAAGCCGCTATCGGAGTGGTAGAACAAGACCGCATTGCAGTCAAGATTGTTCCTGTTAACCCCCGTAATTTCTTGTTTGACCCCAATGGCACATCTATTGATGACTGTATGGGTGTGGCTATTGAGAAGTATGTCTCTATCCACAAGATCGTTAAAGGTCAAGAAGAAGGCATCTACCGCAAGGTAAAGGTTGGCACTGACTCGATGGATACAGACTTAGAGCCTACACAAGAAGTCTCTCAGTACGAAGACGATAAAGTTAAACTTTTGACCTACTATGGTTTAGTTCCTAGAGAGTATCTTGAACAACTAGAAAACGAAGAAAATGGCGAAGTAGAAGACTTATTCCCTGAAGACAGTATTCAGGATGAGTATTCCGATCTGGTTGAGGCTATCGTAGTGATCGCCAATGATGGGACTCTTCTGAAGGCAGAAAAGAACCCATACATGATGAAGGATCGCCCAATCCTTGCTTATCAGGACGATACAGTTCCTAATCGCTTGTTGGGTCGTGGCACTGTTGAGAAGGCTTACAACTCACAAAAAGCCATAGATGCCCAAGTTCGTTCACACTTAGATTCACTAGCTCTCACAACTAGCCCAATGATGGCTATGGATGCTACCCGCCTCCCAAGGGGTGCTAAGTTTGAAGTTAAGCCAGGTAAAGCAATCCTGACAAACGGCAATCCCAATGAGATTCTGTTCCCATTCAAGTTCGGCAATACTGATGGTTCTAACCTGACAACTGCCAAAGAGTTTGAACGTATGCTTTTGATGGCAACAGGCACTCTTGACTCACAGGGAATGGTTACTGCCGTCTCCAGAGATGCGGGTCAGGGCGGTATTTCTATGGCTACTGCCTCGATTATCAAGAAATACAAGCGTACCTTGGTGAACTTCCAAGAGGATTTTATGATCCCCTTTATCACCAAAGCCGCCTACCGCTATATGCAGTTTGACCCTGAGCGTTACCCTACTGTGGACATGAAGTTCATTCCTACGGCAGCACTCGGTATCATTGCTAGAGAACATGAACAACAACAGTTCATTGCACTTTTGCAGACTCTTGGCCCTAATACACCTGTTTTGCCTATCATTTTGAAGGGCATCATGGCTAATTCTTCTCTGTCAAACAGATTTGAGTTGATTGAGATGCTAGACAAGATGGCTACGGCTGATCCACAGGCTCAACAAGCAGCTCAGATGCAACAACAATTGGCTATGCAACTGGCTCAGGCTCAGATTGCTGTGCAAACTACGCAAGCAGAGCAGAACAAGGCTGAAGCGCAAAAGTTATTGACTGAAGCGCAATTGATGCCTATTGAGTTGCAAGCAAAGAGTATGGCGGCTAATACCAAGAACCTGCCTACTGATGACGCTTTGGCTTCACGAGAGTTTGATAAGCGTGTCAAAGTTGCTGAATTGATGCTTAAAGAAGCTGATATTCAGAACAAGGCTAAGATTGTTGAAAAACAGATGACTAGACAATGAATCCAGAACTTCAAAAGTACTATGACGAGAGATTTTCCATGATGTCCACTCAAGGGTGGATAGATTTAATGGAAGATGTTGACAAAATGATAGAGCCTTTGAATAATATTGCAACAATTGCAGACGAAAAAAGTCTACAATTCAGAAAAGGCGAGTATTCAATACTAATTTGGCTGAAAAACTTGAAACAAGTCAGCGAAAGAGCATTTGAGGACTTAAATGAGAAGAATGTATGAAT